AGAAATTCTGAACATGAGAAGTTAAAAGACCTGGAAGAAAACTTCAGCAAAGTATCTAAAGAATCTGAAGATAATAAAGATCTTCTAATTAACTATAATTTTGTTTTTGATCTCCTAAAAGATGGTGGAGTCAAAAGACAAATTATAAAAAAATATTTACCACTGATTAATAATCAAGTAAATAGATATCTTCAAATGATGGAGTTCTTTGTTAACTTCTGTCTTGATGAAGAGTTCAATGAATCTATTGAATCTCCCATTCAGGAAGATTTTTCATACGCATCTTTTAGTGAAGGTGAGAAAATGCGTATTGACCTTGCACTTCTGTTTACCTGGAGAGAGGTTGCAAAAATTAAGAATTCTCTTAACTGCAACTTAATTATATTTGATGAAACCTTTGATTCTTCTTTGGATGGTTTTGGTACAGATGAATTTATGAAAATCATTAGGTTTGTTATCAAAGATGCAAACACTTTTGTTATCTCTCACAAAGAAGGGATGCGAGATAAGTTCCTTAATGTGTTAAAGTTTGAGAAGGTAAAGGGTTTTAGTAGGTTAGCAGTATGAAGGTTTTAATTACTGGTCATCGTGGATTTATTGGTCGCAATGTGTTTGCTGACTGGCAAAGTACTCACAATAATTTAGTTGTGGGTATGGACTTCCCATATGACGTTGCTAACTTTACTGGGGACAATTATGATCTAGTTATTCATCTAGCAGCATTTGCTAACATTCGTGATAGTCTTCAGAATCCTCAAAAATTTTATGAGAATAATGTAGTCAAATCCAAAAAACTTTTTGATTGGTGTAGAGAGACAAATACTAGACTTCTTTATGCATCCTCTAGTGCAGTTGAAGAAGATTATTGGGAGAATCCATATGCCATGACAAAATGGATTAATGAGCAGATGGCACCTCCAAACTCTGTTGGGATGAGGTTTACCACTGTTTATGGACCAGATAGTCGTCCTGACATGATGTACCGTATGCTAGAAGATAAAACTGCAACTTATGTGACTAATCACCGCAGAGATTGGATTCATGTTAAAGATGTTTGTCGCGCTATTCGTTATCTTGCAAGTAGCAAAATTTGTGGACCAGTTTCTGTAGGATCTGGAAAATCTGTATCAGTTAGAGAACTTGCTGAGAAGATGGGGATGGGTCACTTGCCAGTTAAAGAACTGACTCCTGGAGAGAGACAAGACAACGTTGCGGATGTTAGTTTGCTAACTAGTACTGGATGGTTCCCCACCATCAATGTTCTGGATACGATCAATGACAACCCCGAATTGGCAACACCACTCTAAAAAAGAACAGAAGAGAAAACTTAAACCTCAGGCGTTGAGAGCAAGGCGTGAAGCACTGCGCCAGTTCAAAAAGCGTCACATGGGTCGTCTAAAGGGCGACCCTTCTTTGTATAATACGTTCAGTTCAAACAAAGACCAATGGCTGTCAACCACGAAGTAAAAGGCAACCTTGCTCGCCTTCTTGCCACTGAAGATCTTGTGGTCGAACACAAGAAGGTTGATACTGCACAATTCAATGTCCACACCCGTGTACTAACTCTCCCTATGTGGGAGAAGGCAAGCAACACTGTCTATGACCTTCTGGTGGGTCATGAGGTGGGTCATGCTCTTTATACACCTGATGAAGATTGGTTGAAGGAACATAAAATTCCTCCGCAGTTTGTGAATGTGGTGGAAGATGCTCGCATCGAGAAACTGATGAAGCGTCGTTATGCTGGTCTCAATAAGACGTTTTATAGGGGATACCAAGAATTGTCGGATGAAGACTTTTTTGGTATTGGTGATGATGACATTGCTACCTATAACCTTGCAGATAAAGTCAATCTCTACTATAAAATTGGTAATTATATAGACATTCCTTTCAGTGAGTTTGATGAGATGCCAATCGTTCGTATGATTGGTGCGTGTGAAACTTTCTCCGATGTTCTTATCGCAGCAGAGTTTCTTTATAAGTTCTGTAAGAAGAAGCAAGAAGAAGAGACTAAGACTCCAATGGATTCTTTGCAATCTCAACAAACTGGCAGCAGTCAACCTGCTTCAGATTTCTCCAATCAACCTGAAGGTGAGAATGAGAATGATCAGAATCAACCCAGTGATTCTAATTCTTACGGTGGAACAGATGAACAAGAGATTAACCAAGGCACCGAGCACGGTGGAGATATTGGTGGAGAACCTGAGGTAAAGACTGCAGAATCTCTGGAAGACTCCCTGAAAGATTTGATTGCTGAAGGTGCTTTTGAGAATGTTTACCTTGAGATTCAAGATATCGATCTTAGTGCAGTGATTGTCCCCAATAATCAAATTCATGATCTGTTTAAACTCTACTGGCCTGCATATGAGGAAGACGGATTTTTTGAATTCATTGATCAAAAGTATGTTGAGTTCAAAAAATCTGCTCAAAAAGAAGTAAGTTATCTTGTTAAAGAGTTTGAATGCAAAAAATCTGCTAGTGCATATGCTCGTGCATCTACATCCAGAACTGGAGTCCTAGATACAAGCAAACTTCATACCTATAAGTACAATGAAGATCTCTTTAAGAAGGTTACTGTTATTCCAGATGGTAAAAATCATGGTCTGATTTTTGTTCTTGATTGGTCTGGTTCTATGGGAGATGTGATGTTGGATACAATTAAACAACTGTTTAATCTGATCTGGTTCTGTAAAAAAGTTTCCATCCCGTTTGAAGTCTATGCCTTTACTTGTGAATGGACAAAGGTTCGATATGATGACAATGGAAAGGCAATCATGCCCAAACCCATTTACAATACAAAAGATGGAGTCTTTCTGATCACTGAATATTTTTCTCTACTCAACTTGTTTACCTCCAATACTCGTTCCAAAGATCTTGAAAAACAGATGAAAAATATTTTTAGACTTGCTGCATCATTTGGTCGTACTTACTATACAACTTATCCTGTTCCTAATGGGTTGAGTCTTTCTGGAACTCCTCTAAATGAAAGTCTGATTTGTCTGCACAAGATTATTCCTCAGTTCAAAAAACAACATGATCTTGAAAAGGTTCAGTGTGTTATTCTTACTGATGGTGAGGCACCCCCTATGAAGTATCATCGAGAACTTCATCGTCATTGGGAATCTGAACCATTCATTGGTACTGGTTCTATTCATACCAATTGCATTCTTCGTGATCGTAAACTGGGAACTACCTATTCCTTTGATGGTTGTTGGCAAGAACAAACTCAAGTTCTTTTGAATAATCTCAAGGATAAATTTGTCAATACTAACTTTATTGGCATTCGTGTCCTTGAGTCTCGTGATGCTGGGCAATTCATTCGTAGGCATGTGGGATTCTATGGAGATGAGTATGACAAAGTTATGAATGCTTGGAAAAAAACTCGCGCCTTCTCTCTTAAGGACACTGGTTACCATTCTTATTTTGGTCTCTCTGCAAATGCACTGTCTCAAGAGACTGAGTTTGAAGTCGCTGAATCTGCAACGAAGACTCAAATTAAAAGTGCGTTTGTCAAGAGTCTGAGAACTAAAAAGATGAATAAAAGAGTTCTCAGCGAATTTATTGAACTTGTTGCGTGACAGTTCAATAACTGGCACATGGTCGAAAAAAATCCGATCATGTGCCTCTATAATAACTTTGTTCAAAACCAATCACACCTAACTAGATCATGCCCCGCAAAATTTCCGTGAACGACGAAGCACTCATCGATAGTATCAAGGAACTGTATGGGTCTGAACTGACTGCAGCAGATGTCAGGGGGTTCTGTGCATCCCAAGGTTTTAACTATCAGACTGTTACTCGTCGTCTTGAGAACTTTAAAACTTCTCGCGGTCGTTGGAATCTTGAAGTAACTCAACAAGCAGTTGAAGAGATGGAACGTACCTATCAGGCACCACCTGCTATGCCTGCTATCGAACAAAATCTAATCCCTGCTAAAGATGATACCTTCGTCAAGTTTGGTAATTACAATGATATTCGCAAGATTATTCAATCGCAATTGTTCTATCCAACGTTCATTACGGGTTTGTCTGGTAATGGTAAAACGTTCTCGGTCGAACAAGCCTGTGCTCAGTTGGGTCGGGAGCTCATTCGGGTAAACATTACTATTGAAACTGATGAAGATGATCTCATTGGCGGATTCCGTCTTGTCAACGGTGAAACCGTTTGGCACAATGGTCCAGTCGTCGAAGCCTTGGAGCGCGGTGCGATTTTACTGCTTGACGAGATTGACCTGGCTTCCAACAAGATTCTTTGCCTTCAATCAATCCTCGAAGGAAAAGGTGTCTTCTTGAAGAAGATTGGTAAGTATGTTCA